CGAAGTAACTCCACCAAATCACCCAATGTCAACATGCAGACGAACTCCTCGACTGATGCTTCCCCTTGCCCATTGAGTCTGAAGCATGCAAACCCTAACTCCCCAGTTTTGGATGTACGCGCTTTGATTTGGCGAAGTGTCCCTTTAATGTCAAGTGAGTTACGCGCTTTAATCTCAATGTCGAACGGTACATTTTGAATGTCTGCGCCTTGACCTCGACCTACACTAGCGTTGCTCCACCACTGCTGCAAGTAGTTAGCAACTAACCTTTCGGTCGCGTAGCCTCTATGCTTGCGATGTTGGCTTGCCATTGACTGCGTGACATCTTAAGCATTGAAGGAAAACCTCATCAGCTGCAACAGGGCTAATTGCCAAAGGTTCATTGCATAAATCGCAATAAATAACAATCTCTTGCGGTTCATCAAATTCACCACCCATGACCGTTGCTTCACCGTCGCTAAAAATAACCATTTCGCCCATTAGATCATCATTCCTGTTTCTATGGCGCGCCAAACTACGCATGGATTGCCATTTCTGTTGATTCGAGTTTCTCCCGTATCAATGATAAATCCATCCCTTAACAATTTAATTCGAGATGGTCGAACTGTGTCACCTGACAAATGCAATGTGTCCTGAATTTCTTGATCAGTCATGCCATTCATGCCACGGCTAACAATTAGTTCATAGACTTTTAATCGAGTCGTCCCGGACTTTGGATAAGCCTTGGCAGCTGACCAACGCGAAGTGTTTCGAGCAGTTTTAGAAACGATGACATAATTTTCCATCATGCACGCTTCTTTTGTGGTCGCCAATTGCCTTCAGGGCTTATTTCATACCAAATGACATCCTCGCCTTTAGGGCATCGATTTAATTCACCTGTAGCCGCTGCCATGCATTTGAAATGACCCCACGGTTTGTTTGCTTTTGTCATTCCATGTGCCCAATGCATTTCACCATGAGGACATCGAGGAACATCTTTGTCAGTTGTCCCGCCTATAATTTCCTTCACTATGTCAACTGCCTCAGCTGCAGATTTTGGCGCTTCAACAGTTTTGATTGTCCAGGGATCATCCTCTTTTTCAACTGGAATGTATTCGGTTTTTGGCTTTGAGATTTCAGTTCTTGCAACCTTAATCATTTCCTCTTTTGATGGTCGTTTGCCTTTAGTTGCGTAACCTGCGTTTGCAAGCGCACGACCGATTGCGCTAGTTTCACAGTTTTCCAGCGCGCTAGTAGCATTAACCCCTCGACTGCTAACGCTCTCCTCCGCGAGTCCCGAGGAGAAAGGCACGCTATCCGCGTAAGTACGATAAAGCCATGCTTTAACAATGTATCGATCACCTTGAAATGAAATAAGTTCTGTTTCAACACGCCCATCAGGATAGTCCTCCCAAAATGTAGTGACCTTTGTTGGATTGCCTAGTCGTTTTTCAACTGGCTCATAATTGTCAAGATTAAACATAAAGTTCATCCTCCTCGGTTGCTAGTTCTAATGCGATTGCAAGATATGCGATTGCATCGACATAGGAGTCGACATGACTCGGTGTTTCTTGGATTCTGCTGAGTTTGACTTCGACCATTGAAAGCGCAGCTTGACTGTCTGTGATTGGGAAATCAAATAAATTGGATAGCCGTGAAGCAATCCGACCTTGATTGATTTTCGGATGACCGTAGATTCGACCACGATCTTGCATAATGTCGATTGCATCTATGAGCGCCTTAGTTGCCTTCATCGACCCACCTGCTCAAATTGTTTTCTGAGTGCCTTGCGACCTTCAACAATTCCTCGGTCGTGACCAACTTCCTCGCCTAAGCGATAAGCAAAATAAATTGCCATGCAAACACCAATGATGGTGAGGATTGTTAATGAATTGATTGTCATTTCTTGCTCCCTTTGCAGCTACTGGATTTCGCTACTGGATTAGGGTTGCACACTCCTAAGACAAATGCGGGGATTTTTGATAACGAAACGGTAACAATTCCATCGCGTCCATGTGGTCGTCGATGTCCCTGAGAATGTCGATTTTTAAATCATCCATAATTCTTGCCATAAACGGTGAATGAACCGTCCTTGTTGATAGGAATAAGCATCGGGCTAAGGTTTTTGCCATGCGTTTCAAGGATAGCCACGCTCATTTGCCAATTAGCCGCTCCAGCCTTCAAATAAGAGGCTTTGCGCTTGTCCATAACATTACCTGCCTCCACGCCCCAAAGAGTCCTGTAAGAGCCTCCTATGCCCTCAGAATAGGCACTTATGCCCGCTCTATGAGTGTGACCGCAAACAACGGATTTGCCAAACTTTTTAGCCAAACCGAGGGCAGTCAGTCCTGCGTTGGAGTTCATCGATCCTTCGTCGCCATGAACCAAAACCCACCCTGGATGGAACTCAAAAGGCTTCTTATGGAATCGGATACCCAGTGAGGCAAAGTCCATAAATTTTGGGTATTCCAACTCGGGCAAACCTATGAGAGATGGCGCTCCTCGAAGGAGTGTGTGATAAAGGCGGTCAGTGTGATTGCTTCGAGTGATGTCTGTTGTGCGTAAGTCCCAAAGTATTTCTTGAGCAAGGCTTCTATCAGCATCGAGTTGACCCTCCCATTCAAGCCCTGTTCCCTTTGCCCATTTTGATTGGGCTTGCATGTCCAACTCATCGCCTGTGTTAATTACAAGGTCGAACTTTTCTCGATTAACTAACTTGATTAAATTTTTTACTGCAGCTTCATGATGGTAGGGAATTTGCAAATCTGAAATTACTAGAATTCGTGACTTTGTTTTTGTCATCAATCCTCATCATCGTCGTCATACCAGTCAGGTTCCGGGATGTTTGGGTTTATAGGTGAAGGCAAAATCCAATCGGGATACGCAGACTTTTCGCAGATAATTCCTAGCGCAATGTCAGTTGTGAATCCTGCCTTTTTTAAGCCTTTCCAAAATTCGTGCAAGCCAATGCAATAAGCCTCAAGCGGTGAATAGCCTTGATCCTGAAGTTGCTTGGTTGCTTTTCTTGCCATGAGATAAGTGTTACCTCTCTAGGATGCGAAGTATTGTATCAACACGCACTGATAGCGCATTTAATTCGTCACGCATCGAGCTGCCTGAATTTGGCTTTAATTCGTTTAGGTAATGTTTGACCAACCACTTGACCGAGCCAATAAATGAACCAATAACGCTCAGCGCAGCAGCTACAACAACCGCCCAACCTTCCGCGCTCATTACTTTTTGGGAGTGGCGTAACCAAAGACACCTGCTAGAACCGCCCAAAGGATTGCACGGTAATCGACATCAAAGTTTGAAGCTGCCCAAGCAGAAAGAAATGCACCTGCAGTAAGGACGATAGGGTTTTTCATGTTCATTGTTGTTCTCCTATGAGTGGGATTTCTTTGAAAAACGAGTCATCCAGTTTCGCATCCTCACGAAACGAGAAATGCGCGTGTTTGGTGTGTTTGTTAATTCCCTTATACTTGCGCCATTTCCACCGTAGGATGGGTGAAGCAATCTTTTCGTCAAAAATGATGTAACTAAATCGTCCATGTTTTTTGGCATAAAGTCGAATCTGATCAACCAAGTCGGGCATGACATCGCGCCCTTCGGATAAACCGCGAGAAATGTCGATGGCATGTACCCAACCGTTGACATCCGCGTTATGGTCTGACTTACGAGCAGCATGCCTTGCATCAGAGTAAATCCCTGAGTCCGAGCGACGATCACGATCGGGGAAGGCATCGTCAATTTGTTCTCGAAGTTGGATGGCTGACTTAGATAACTTTGGCTTCATTATCCGAGAATAGTTTTTAGTTCATCTTCGGTTAAACCGAGTCGAGCCAATAGAGCAGCCTTATCCGCTTCGGCTTTTGCTTTTGCTTCTGCCGCTACTGCTTGCGCTGCTTTATCTGCTTCATATTGAGCAAATTCAGCATCATTCATTTCGCGGTCAATTACTTCATTTGTTTCAACATTGTGAATTCTTACCATTGGACGAGTTGATGTTTTAGCCATTATTTAACTCCGTAAAGTAGAACTGTGCCTGATGTGAAATTTCCACTTGCTGGAAAAAATGATAAAGAAGAAATCGCACCAGTTTGATTGTAATAACCTTGAAAAAAGCCGCCATAAAGGTTTGTAGTTGTTGTTTCACTTACGCCCATTGCTTGTGTAAAACACATTTTCCAAGTTGTAGTGTTTGCATAATTAGGAAATGAAATAAAACATAAACCATTAGCAACTGCATTATCGTTATTCCATGAAACTTGCACCGAGTCAGTTCCAAAACCGCCATCTACATTGCCTGTGCCAATTAAATTGTAGTGTCGGTTTGCAGTTGCATCTGCATTAAATCTCATTTTTATGGCTTGAGCATCTGTAGCAGGTTTGAAATTTTGAATAACAACTTGCAAATGATTATATGTTGATGGAATACTTGAAAGAGTGATGCTTGCGCCTGTTAATGTAGTTGTGCTAATCAAAGTCATGCCACCGCTTGCAGGTGTAGCCCATACAGGTAAACCGCCCGATACAACTAAAGATTGACCACTTGAACCAATACCTAAACGCGCAGGAGTTGATGCCCCTGATGCGTAAATGATGTCACCTGTTGTTGTAAGCAATGAATCAGGAATCTGTGCATCGATTTGAGTTTTAAGTGTTGAGTCAATAGATGAACCGAGGGTGCGGATTGCACTTGCACCGTCCTTGACGAGATCGGTGTCCGCAGGTGTTGTCCACCCATAATTTGTTGTTGTTGGCATTATGCTCCTTTATCAGGCTACTATTGTAGCGTTAGTCCAGTCCAAAGTTGTTGAAATTGTGTTCCATGCCTCAGTGATTGGGACATTTTCCCACTTCATTGCCTGGAGGCTAAATGCCAAAGGCGACAAATTGAGAGTCACTGAAAGTTTGTTGAATCCTGCGTTAAATGTCCAACCTTCGACAAATCCCTGGAATCTGCCACCCGTCATGTTTGCAGGTAAGTCTGTGATGTCAAGAGGTAAGCCCATGAAAACATTGAGTAAGTCGTCACGATCAGAATTATCAATTTCAGGATTGGTCAATTCAAAAGTAATTGATTTAAAAAGGCTTTGAGGATAGGCACGAAGGGCAAGGTAAAAGTCAGCCTGATCAGTTGCATCCGCACCATTCTCAATTGATGTCTGAATGTTTTGAGCCTGTTTGCCGTAAAGCGCCTGAGAATCTAAATCGCTAGATGTTACTTGTTGACCGTTTTTATAAGTGATTGTTACCTCGTTGCGGATGTCACCAATTCTGCGAGAGGTTGAAACCCCACGCGAAAGGGCATGATTGCCAGTGACCTCGAGATAGCCGTTAGCTGCAAGGTATTGACTGCGGTGAGTTGAATCGGCATAACCGATGCGACCTTGAGCATCCTCATAAATGTAGCCAAGTCCTGAAGTCGCAAGAGTTGCAACAAGAGAATAAACATCTGTTGTGTCTGCTGATCGATCTGTCAACTCATAGTCGCCTGGTTGGTCAATTTCACCAAGTCCTGAGTTCTGAGCGTTTGCCCATGTTTCAGTGGCGTTGTAAGTGTTCCACTGAGTAGCTGCAGGTACTTCATTCCAGGAGTTATACAAAAGCCCTGAAAGGATTGAATAAATCTGATCTCCTTCAAAATCCTTTGTGAGCACTCCTTCCGTGAGAATTTTAGGCAAGCGAGAAAGAGCACCGAGGGCAATAACTTTGAAAGTTTGAACAATGGCATTTGAGCCTGATGTTTTGACGGATTGGTCAATGTCGGTAATGAAACCGCCAAAGATGGGAATAAATGTGTTTGTTGAGTCCTTGACCTGAATTGCTATTTGGTCATTGATTTCGATGTTGACATTTGACTGATCGGTGTTGACCAATTCAATTGAACAATAACCTGCAATAGGTTGAGAATAAATGTCTGTTCGACCTGATGAAATTGTGAGGTTTGAAAGTGCTACTTCAGTGAAAGTCCCACCATTCATTGAAACTTGCCAAACAGGACTCCATGCGGTCATGGGAGATTGTTCAACTTACCTGCACCAATAGTGCCTCGAGCTGCTGAATCATTGAGAATTTCAACAATTTGGCGAGCAGTAGATTCTGAGTCGATTGCACCGTTAACGGTAATGTTAATTGCTGAAGCCTGAAAAGCGCGCTCTGCTCGGGCTGCTGCACTATCTGATGAGAATGTTGAGGCGTATTGATTAGCCCCAGTGAGTTGATCTACTAACGCACCAAGCATTTCTGCATCTGCCTGAAGTTTGGCAAGAGCTGCTTTGTTTGCTGATGTTCCTGCTTTGCCACCTGCTGCACCTGCTAAACCTGAGATGCCCGATGTGATGCCACTGAGTCCAGTAACCGCAGAAAGGATTGCAGCGTTTGAGCCACCGCCTGAGATTGCTCCAGGTGCTCCACCACTTACTCCACCACCTGCGCCAATGAGTGCGATGTCAGGGGTTGGAAGGCGATTGTAGGCACTGATAACTGCATTGACCATGTTCTTGACTGACTCAACAAAGTCTGCAATTTTGTCTATTGCTGAACCAATAATGCCAATGATTTTGCCAAAGACTTCACCAACAACGCGAAGCGCTCCACCTGCAAGATTGGTCAGGATTGGAATGACATAATCGCCAATGAAATTAAATAATCTTTGAAATGAGTCTTTGTTGTCATTGATTGCCTTGACGATTGGGTCGAACGCGCTTGCAAATTTTTGAAGGTTTGGAACAACCTGATTAACCACAAATGAAACCAATCTTTCGATGATTGGAAGTAATGCGTAGCCGATAGTTTCCTTCGCCTCATCAAATGCGACCTTGAGTCGATCCATGCGACCCTGGAATGTTTCAGCGTTCTTTGCCGCTGCTCCACCGAATAAATCTGAAAGTCTGCCTTGAACATCTGTGAAACTCATTGTCTTAAGTTCTGCAGATGATAAACCAATGCCTAATTTGCCGAGGGCAGTTGTGTTGCCGTCGTAGGCTTTACCTAAAGCGTTTGCGACTGTTTCTAGTGGCTTGCCTGTAGCCTGAGCAACATCGAGCGCAAGGTTAAGGAGTTCTTGAGCCTTAGCGGTGTCACCTGTTGAAAGTGCCAAGCGTTGCAATGCTGGACGAAGTTGATCATCTGCTACACCCGTTGCAAGTGCAGTTTTTGTGATTTGTTGTTCTACGGCTGCGATTTGGTCACGAGTTGCACCTGTTGCGTTTTCGAGTGCCGCTGCAAGGCGAACCTGCGCTGCTTCATCCGCAATAGCTGCCTTAACTCCATCAATGGCAAGTTTGCCCGCATAGGCAACTGCCGCTGCTGCCGCTGCTGCGAATGCTGCCGCTGCAACTTTTCCAAACTTCTCAATCTTGCCCCCGAAGCCTTCGACCTCGGTTGAGCCTTTGTTTAGATTTTTATTAAAGTCATCAATGTCTGCAATGAGTTTGAGGGTTAACGCTCTTGTACCTGTTGCCATTATCCCCACTCCTTCAGGATGCGACTAAATGCCGCAGTCCATTCACTAACGATGTGAGGTTGGATTCGGCGAAGTGTTGGATAAATAAACCAACCCTTTGAACCGCGACCTTCACGCCCTGACCAAACAGGGAACTGCTTAAACTTATTTGAACCAAATTCAGAACCGCCCCAAATGTCTTTGGTCGTTGCTCCACCGCTAAATTTCTGAGATGCAAAACCGTAGGTAATTTCACCAATCTTTGATGACTTTTTAACCCTTGCACCTTCGGCGATGCGACCTGCTACGGCTCTAGATTGCAAACCGTTAGCAGTGCCGATCACCTCTCTGCGAGCAAACTCTGCAAGTGCTCCTGACTGGATTCTTGCTTCCTCTGTTGCAGCTTCATCCATGTTCTTGAGCGCCTTAAAAACGCCACGAAGTTCGGTCTTGTCAAATGCTATTTCAGCCTTTGCCATTTCCTTGCTCCTTTAGTATTTCTAACGCGGTAAGAATTTCCTCTGCGGTTTGCCATTCACTCATCGGGATTCCTGTTGCCAGTGCTAACTGGATTAGGACTCGGTTGATGCTTCCTGGCTCGAAACTTTTGGGTCTGCATCCAAAACGGTTACTTCCGCAACTGTTTCCATCCAAACCTCAAACGCCTTAACTGGCTTGCCACCCGCTTCACGCTTTGCAGCGTTATACGCTAAAAACATTAAGTCCCAAATTCCGATGGAATCCTGAGCCTTGCCGATGGTGTTGCCTGTTGCTTTTTCCCACTTAGCCCATTCAGGCGGTTGTGCAACATAAGTTGCTTTTTCACCTGAGTTGAACTCGATCAGAATTGGCAGTTTCATTTTGTGCTCCCGTTTCTATTTCTTAACTGAATGTTTCTACGACTGCGCCCTTAGAAACCTTGAATGTGAATGATACTGTCTGAGCATCAGTTCCTGCACCACCTGCGGTTGGAAATTCAGGCTTAATTGGGAAAACAAAAACTGCGCCTGTAGCGGCAGTTAATGAAATCGAAATGTCTGTGTCAGGTGCTGATTCTGCAGCAGCCCAAAGCGCCTCGCATACTGAATCTGTCTTGCCCCAGTCTGCAAGCATTTCAAGAGCGAATGTGCCTTCAACATTAACTGTCTTATACGCTTCACCATCAAGTGTTTGATAAGTTTCACGAACATTTGTCTTTGTTAAAACTGCTGATGTCGCTTGAGCATCGATGTCTGTTCCACCTGTGAAAGACAAAGAAACATCGCGACCTGTAATTACTGTGGTTGCCATTTTTTTCCTTTAGGTTGTTTGTGTGTAGTAAGTGGAAACTCGAACATCGGACACCAAGCAATTTGATGGGCCGACCTGAGTAACTGTTGGTTTTTCAACCGCCTCGATCGTGTACCCAACAGGGATGACGGCGAGAACGCTCATGATTAACTGCTCCAAATTGTCCAGGCTTGCTGGATTGGAGTTGTAGGCAACTGCAACTGAAATAACCAAATTGATTTTAGTGTGCAAGGTTGTCTTATTGATTGTTTGCAATTCTAAATAAGGTGAGTCCGGGACTGTAACGCAAAAAGGAACTTGAGGCGCTTCAGGAACATAAGCATAAACATTAGCTGCAACGCCTGAAAGGGCATTTGCTAAAGGTTGTCTGACTGACGAAAGAATCGTTGATACAGTCATTATTGAACCATTGTTTCAACATCGAGGTATTGACCGAGCAACCCCGAAACTCTGTTGAATAGTGACCGCCCGAGTCTATAAGGTGAAACTGATGTGAAATCTACGCCCTCGATTTGTCCGCCTGGAGCAATTCGGGATTGAAACACTTCGACTGCAACTGCCAAAACGGCAGATTCGACTGCTGACACACCGACATAAGTAGCTGCACCTGAGAGGGTTGCAAGTCCTGATGGGATGACATTGCGTTCAAGAATGTCCGCATTGGTGATGTCTGCGCTGAATGAGTAAGCATCAGGATCAGCCTTCACTGTCACTGTCGCGCTGAAAGGTGAACCGCAACCAGTCACGACAACTGATTGACCCTCTGAAAATTCATGAATGTTTGTTGTGTGATAAGTAGCGACATTGTCTGTCAGCGATACTTTATCAACTGCCGTTGCGTACTTAACGAGCATTGGCAAAATTACCGCCTCGCTAGTATCAATTACATCTGTTAAGTAACTATCCGAATAAAGAGCAACACTAACGCCCAAAATACTGCGCAGTTCTGCAACTGTGACGATTGAAGCCATTAGTGTTCCTCTCTATTAAACGGCTGAGGGGGAGATCGGGAGCAACCTCCCCCTCATGATTAGTTGTTTAGATTAAGCGTTATTGTTGAATGTAAACGCACCACCTGCAGTTAATGTTGCAACTGCACCGTAGCCGTAGTAACCAACTTCAACTTGACCTGTTGAAACAATGTTTGTGCGAAGTTGAAGTGGTCCTGCACCTTCGTACCAAACAAATGAATCGCGGTTGACCATGACGATTGAATCGTCTGCAACACCTGACATGTTTGGATCAACATAAACTGGAAGTCCAAGAACTGAACCAACTGGTGATCCTGGCTCGATGTCGCCAAGTGAGTTTTGTGGTGAACCTGCAACATTGAACAATGGACGCTTGTTTGAGTCGTTCAATGCAATGATGTTTGCCCATTGATCAGGTGACATAACAACACCTGTTGGGAAACGCTTTGTAGCTGCATAAATTGAAGCTGCACCGCGTGAAATAAATCCTGAGAATTCATCTCCATCCCAAGGAAGTGTGATTGCAGTTGAATCTAATGTTCCTGCTTTGATTGCTGTTGCAACTTCTGAATCTGTTGCTGCAGCGTATTGATCTGCCATGAGGCGGACCATTTCCTCAAAGAAGGCGGGTGTAGACAAATCGAGGACCTCAACATCGAATTTTTGCATGCCCGCAAATTTTTTCTGCGTAACATCTACATACTCGATTTCAATTTGAGTGTCTGAGAACGCACCCTTTTCAGCAGCAACTGCGACTGATGGTGCAGTTTTTACACGAGGAATTTGGAATTTTAATCCAGTGCCTGTTGGGATTGTTGCAGTGCGAATTGCAGAAATTGCTGGACGCACATTTGTTGTCTTTGGATTCCACACTGTTGAAAGTTGTGGTGTTTGGTTCAAACCTGCAAGTTCAGTTGCAAGTGTTCCGTCTGATGCAGCAGCAACATAAAGAGCAGATGTTGAATCGCCAAGTGTTGCGCGAACTGAGTGCTCAAGGAATGTTGCTGGTGATGTGATTGGGTGACGAACTGTTGTCTGAATGAATGGCGCAGTTGCAGCCTTCACTTCGACCTTTGCAGCCTCTACCGTTTCTGCGGCAGATGCTTCTGGAACGGTAGTGTCTGACACTTGTTCTCCTTCTATTGATTGGGTTGTGTTTTCCTGAGTTTCCTCAGAAATTTCGGGTGTATCTGTTGCAGCTACTTTTTCTACAACACTGCCTGGAATAGCGCCTGATGTAACAAGGCTGACTTCTACAAGTTGGGAATCAGAAATTGCCATGACTCCCTCGTCATTTGTCCAAGAATCAACTTGCACTCCAACGCTGAAATCTGATCGAAGCCCTGTTGCAGCTTCCTCAAGTGCATCGTTTCCTGCAGTTGTCTTAGCGATTTTGAATGAAGCAGTTATTCCATTTGCATCCTGTGACCACTCAACAAGTTTTCCAATTGGCTTTGTAATTTGGTGCTCAAGCACTAATTTTGTGTTCTTGCCAAGTTTAATTGAGTTTTCAAGAAACTTTGTTTGTCCTGCGGATGTATTTCCTACGGCATCCCATTGAACGATTCGACCTGCAATGATGCGTGATTCAGCATCGGATGCAGTGAGTGTGACTGGCATTGTTATTTTCATTTTATGCTCTTTCTCCATTGTCGATTAAATCCTCTTCCTCGCGAATTTGCTCGACTGACATTGCACCGATTGTGTTAAGAATCTGATAAACCTGAGCACGCTCCAACGCATTTCCACGAAGAAAGTCGTCAAGTGAAAAACGAATTTCTGTTGTGCTAGGGACAAAATCCGCGAGGCTGAGTCGTTGTTCAATTGCAGTCAAGATTGGACGAAGTGAGAAATCGATAAGTCCGCGACGCTCTGATGTTGTGTTTGAGTAAGTCATGCTTGTTGTTTCAGCACTCACAAAATACGCAGGAAGGTTGCAAGCGCGAGCCAATTCCAATGCGACATACTGACGCGCCTCATTGAGTTGGAGTTTCGCTGGATCGATGCCCAACGCTTGCAATTCAACATCCGCATTAAGAAACGCGGTTGATTTTTGAGTTCTAGCAATTCGCCATGCTTCAAGTAATTTTGTAATTCTTTCCGCTGGCAAATTTGTGCCGTTTGATTTCAAAACCTGCAATGGAACAGGCTCTTTTGCAAATGTTTCTGCAGCTTGTTCCAAAGCATGTGCCGCGCGAATTGTGCGACCTGCACGATTAAGAATTCCTTCATCTAAACCATAAAATACAATAAGAGAACCAACGCCTTGATTTGGAACAATTGCGCCGTCTACTTGATAACCAATAATTTCAGTTGAGTTCGCATTTAGTTTCGGAACGACTCGATCAGGTGCAATTCTTGTCCATGCACGAACGCGACCGGTGTCGCCGTATTGTTCCATTACTTGACCGTAAGCAACTCCGAAAAATAACAAGTCCTCAGCGATCCAGGCATAGATGGCAGAACCAGGCACACGAGGATCAGGTTGATTGATTACACCTGGAGTTGGTAAATGTGCGCCATTAAGTTTTGAGTATTGCTCCATTGGCAAACTTGCAACTGTTGAGCAAAGAATTCCTCGAGCGCGTGCAATTGTAGGAATTGCCATTGCTTGAGCGCGTGTTGCAGTTGATGAGAAATTAAAAAATCCATTTATTGTTTGACTATTATTGAAAGGCGCAGGAGTAGCAGCTGCATCAACTGTTAAAGGCTCAACTGCGGCAGTAGGTAAGAAAAAGTCACGGATTCCCATTAGACAAATTATAGCATTATGTCAAGCAATCTGAATGTCAACCTCGGTTTCAGCCCGTGTCGCAAAATGGCTAACCATTGAAGCTGCAACGCCTCCGCAAACAATTCCCGATTTCAAACGACCCATTACCCAACCGCCATCACCTCTTTGAAGTTTGACCGCTGATAAAACTTGTTTGTCGAGTTCCTCTTGACCTTTATGAACAAGCCTTTGCGCTGATATAGCAGACACGAACTCGTCGCAACTTTGTTGATACTCGACTCCTGAGATTTCATGCACTGGAATTCCTGCGGGCATCAATCGAGCAGCTACTGCAGCGGCAGTGGACTTGCTAAATGCCACCGTATTAACTGGATACTTTCGCACCCATGTTGCAACATCATTTGCAAGCAATTTGTCGTCCAGGTTAATTGGGTTGTACCAAGTCTGCAACAAGGACACCATAAATTTATCTTTCTCAAGCCTTTGTCCTGCAACGAGAGCTGCATGTTGTCGGTCAGGACTGAGATCGATGGCAAACCAAGTATCTTTTTCTGAATCTAGTTTGACTGACTCGTCCCTGCACTTCGCCCACTCGCTAGGAATGATGACGGGGTTAATCATGTCAACGAATTGACACAAAACCTCAGTTCTAAAAATGTCCTCTCGATCTGATAGCGAATCTCTGATGTTGTCCTCGTGAATTGTGTAGCCCAATGAAGGGTTTGCCTGATACCACCCGTCAATGTCGTTGATTGGCATAGCCTGTTCGGCTGACCATTCAAACCAACCAATAGAATCCTCAGCACCTTGACTCGCAGCTAGTCCTCGCTCCCTTAACTTAAGCAATAGGACTGACTGAGCATGACCTGCGTTTGAATAGACGATTGCTTGAGGATTTTTATTACTCATTTGAGTAAAGCGCATCGATGACCAAATTTCCTCATCGGTAAACTCGCGCAACTCGTCAATGTGAATGACATCGGGAGCGGCAATACCTCGAGCAGCTGAATTGCCTGCTCGGATCAAGTAACGCGCCCCATTAACGAATCTAATTTCCTGAGAACCTTTGGACTCGTACTTCTTTGCAAAATTAGCCTGGAGAATTGGAGAGTCCTCAATCATTTGACCCACCTTAAAAAAGATTTCTGCCGATGTTGTTAATTTATGAGCAGTTGCCAAGTGCATTTTCTCATCGAGTTTATAGATTCCAAACAGGATGCGAAGCGCCATGAATGTTGATTTGCCATTCTGACGGGCAATCATGA